TGATCAGTTTGCTATGTTTGTGTATCTTGATCAAATTCTCTTTCTGCGACCTGAGTAGTATCAACTAAAAAAGGTTCATGTGTCCTGTCTCTTGCAGGTTGTAAACTTTGAATAGTAACACTAATAAATGGTGCACTATTAATAATATTTTCTGATCCCTTACGCATTATGGCGGCTACCATTCTGTTCATATCGCCATATCTTGCAGGTACACGATTATATCTTACACCATCTTTAGTGTACTCTCGTGTTTGAAAATTTGAAAAGATTCTGATGATTTGAATTAGATATCTTTTTATCTGTTCGTCATACCAGTAATCTAAATTTTTGCCTGCCATCTTAACTGTCCAATTCTAATTCGTCTATTTTATTTGATACATCTCTTATTGCATCTTCAAAAACTTCTTCTAGTTGATATATAGCAGACTCTAATTTATTTTTTGCTTGAAAAACTACATTTTCATCATGACTATCTAATTGTAAGCCATGCTCTTCAGCAAGTGTTCCTAATTTGCTAACAATTTCTACATGTATATCTGTACGTTTAATATCACGAGTAATTTCTCTTGCAGATCTCAAAGCACTTTCTAAGTCAAACTTTTTATCTTCTAATTGATCAATTACATTTTGATTTTCTTGTAGTTTTTTTATTTCATTAAATTTCATTTTTAGTTATCCGTTTTAGGTTTTACAATTTTACTTAAATTTACCTTCTCTCTCATTTCTTCGCCATTATCACCTTTAAAGGTTGAATCATTATTAATGAATCCTTTTAGTATTCTGTTTGCGGCACTCCATGAACCTGTCATATCAGAGCCTACATTTAACCAACGTGTTCCTGACTTTTTAAATAGTCTGTGTGGACTAAAGTCTGTACGCAAATAAAAATCTCCGTCTGATGTTCCTGAAGTTGGGAATGTTGCTCCACTGCCAACAATGTTAGAACCATTTGGTACTGATCCATCAGCACCACCATAATCTAACCCTGGTGCTGGTTTATTAGGCACACTATCGTCCATATACAAATGACCTGTTTTTCTATATTGCGGGTCAAATGGTACATCACGTTCTGCTTGTTCTAATATAGCATCACTAATTTTTATTTCACTAGCATAAGTGCTGATTAAGTTTCTTAAATCTTCTTCGTCCTCTCCACTACCAAGTATATCTCTGTACTCTTGTGAGTCTGTAATAGGACCTAGTTTTACTCTCCAAAGATGTGACCACCAACGTGGATCATATCCTTCTGCTGGCCTACTAGCATCTGTTACTACATAGAATCTGTTTATTGCTTCATCACTACCTAATAATAAATCATCTCTTAAATGAGGTAACTCTAAAACATCTCCCGGCATCAAACGTCTACCTACAGAATCAACCATACTCTCTGTATGGAAGTTCATAAACAATTGATCGTTTGCTAGGAACATACCAAATTGTGTTAAATCAAATGCATCATTATCACCTAGATTGTATTGGCCTCGTAATTCGTATATATCTTCGCTATATTTTCTGTCCCTATTCTCTAAAAATAAAAGATCTTGTATAAACACTTCATTATTTGTGCCTGAGCCACTAGAGGGTCTTGTAGGGTCATTTTCATTAGGTGTGTCCTGAATACCCATATATTTGTGTATATGTACACCAGTACCACCCGCAAAGATATGCTCGCCCACAACTCTATCAATGAAACTATAGTCATTTGTTTTAGTTGGATTCCATAAACTTAATCTTGGCATGTTACTATTTATCGGTATTTGATATCTAATTTAGTCGTCATGAATGGACAGACCATATCGACAATGCTGTACACATGTTATACAGTAACCTACTTTGTCGTTCATTGTGCCGTTTATTCCTGCAGGCATAGTGGTTGTGTACAAAACAGTATCTAATACATCATATATAGTATTAGACTCAGTAACAAATAGTTTTTCTTTTATGGGTTCAAACATTTCTATACATTGTTCGTCTCCCATTTGGTACTTTGAAGCAGTATAACAACAAGGCATAATCATACCATTAGAGTCAATATAAATTTGCTGTTTGTTATCAGTTGCTTTACATTTAACTCTATACTTAATTTGGTCTTGTTTTATATTTTCCCAATGCCTTTTATCGTAAACACCAGGCTTATATTCACTAACTTTTTGGGAATATTCATGTTCGTCTAACAGTTTTTCTTGTGGTATGCCATAAGGTTTTATACTGTAAGCAAATATGGAAGAGTCGCCATCTCCTGTTTTATTATAAACAGGAATAGGTTTTATTAGTGTTGTTGATTTAATTTCTTTGCGGTCTTGAGAATCATTTATTTTTTCATGCAATGAGTCTACTTCTATTTTTTGAAATCCGTAAGGGTCTCTTATATCTAAAAAAATATTATGCCTATTACAAAATGCTTGTACTGTAGGAATATCTTTATGATTATGCTCAAATCTGTTAAACTCCCACATAGAGTTTGCGCCTGTACTTATATAGGAACGCATGTTTTCGTATAGTTTTTCCCATTTAACATTTTTTCTGTATATATGATTAGTGTCTTCCCATCCATCTACACTCCAAACAACCATACAATCTTTATCTTTAAAAAGGTTGCCTAGCCTTGTCCAAAATTTACTGTTCCTAGCACCACCATTTGTTCTTACTCTTATCTCTGTTCTGCTATTACATTCTAAAATATACTCTAAAATTTCAAATAGTTCTTGTGCTGAAGCAGGATCTCCTTTTGTACCACAAAAATTCCATTTTGTTATGTGTGCTAAAAAATGCCTGCCTATAAGTTTAAAATAATCTAAATCTAGTTCTTGATTTTTCACGTAGGGCATTATTTCACCACCTGCTTGTGATCTTGGGCATACAGGACATTCTGCATTACACCTATCGGTAACTTCAATATCTACTGCATTTATGTGACTTGTGTACATACCAATATTTATCAGTAATAAATTAACGTAGTATATAATAATAATAAATATAGGAAAGGAAAGGTGGCTGAGCGGCTTAAAGCACTTCCCTGCTAAGGAAGAGTACGGGTAACTGTACCGAGAGTTCGAATCTCTCCCTTTCCGCCAGGATAAAAATGACAAAGATTAATATAGTATATTTGCATAATGGCTTCCAGTTTGAAGATGAAGTTATTAGAAAGCATAACGAAATAGGTTGGTTAGGCAGAGAGCCATTACCTTTAGAAGTTCTTTGCCAATTACAAGATACAAGAAATATAGATGAAAGCAAATATGAATTTAATGTAATACATAATTTAACAGGTAGTGTACCTGAAGATGCTATCAATATATTTCCTATAGACTTTCAAAGTTTTCCCATATCATATGAATCAGCAGGAGAAAAATTTGTATTGTCTGATTTTGGCAAATTAATAGATGAAAAAATATCAGAATGTGTAAATTTTAATTTACCTAATACAGTATTTTTAATTTATACAAGCACAGAGCCTTATTTCTTTGATGCTAATATGTATTTTGTTAAATTATCAAGCCAATATCCACAAGTTAAATTTATTTTAAGTGGTTCAGGCGAAACAGAAGATTATTTTGGAAATTACAATAAACATTTAATACATAGTAAAAATGTTAGTAAAATACATAAGTTATGGTACTTAGACAGAGTACATTATATTACTAGTATTTTGAGTAAAAACACTCATGTAAATTTACACCAAACAGAGCCACCTGAAGGATTAGATGATTATAAAGATATAAAAAATAAATTTTTACTTACAATGCGTAATTGCAGAAGTCACAGACTTTTAATTTCTTTTTATATTGAATATATGGGTAACAAGTTGGAAGACGTTACATACTCCAGAAACTATTCAATGTCGCCAAGTTTTATAGAAAAAATATATAAAGATCCTAGTACAAAAGAAGAGTTTCCATATCATGTGTACTTAATGACAACTGCTATGCATGATTTACTTAAAAAAGAAAAACTTACAGAAAAGGAAATCACAGGCATTACAAAGGTATTATATAGTAGACCGCATATAATAGACCTGCAGGATTTAAACGACAGAGGTGTTCCTGGCCCTTGGTTATATGAAACAGGGCATATTGCTCTTATACCAGGAGGAGAGCCATATGGAATAGATTATGTGGATGAAAAACAAATGTTCCCAATGTATTTTAAAAAACCTTTTATTACTGTTGGTTGTAAAGGACTTTATGAACAATTAGCAAGATTAGATTTTAAAACTTTTGGAAAATATTGGGACATAACATTTAATGAGCAAGATACTTTAAAAGCAAGAGTGCAAGGATTTTTTAATACTATATCAGAAATAAGAAAACTTCCTGAAAACGAATTTATAAAACTTATGGAAAATTTAAAAAATGATGTAAATCATAATTATAAAAATATTACAACAGGAAAATTTAGGCGAGTTAGTAATGATGACTTTTTTAAGGAGGTTGTAAATGCCTGCAGTTAGAGGTGCAAGACCTATTGTAAACTCTGAAGTTACAGAATTTCATAATAGTTTAAATATAGATTCCTATCCTACATTAGAACAATATACAAATGTTTGGAGAGAATGGATAAATTATAGTAATACTAAAAGTCTAACAGGATTAAATGATTTTACATTTGCTGATTACACACAAGGCACAAGCCAAACATTTGATCAGTTTATTTTAAAGCATAGCAAAGATAGGCAAATTATTTGTTTGTCTGGAGATTTTCAATACCATGCATGTTTAGGTAAGCATGTAAATTTTAAATATATTGACTATCCTCATCATTTAGAAGATCAATTAGACGGAATAGGCTTACATGCTCTTATTATTTCTGCTCCCTTTAGCGACTTTGGAACAATGCATCATGATTTTGAACATTTAATGCAAGTCTGTAAAGTTCATGATATACCTGTATGTTTGGATTTAGCATATTGGGGTATAGCAAAACATGTACATATAAACCTTGAAAAATATCCTGCAATAAAAGAAGTTACATGTAGTTTAAGTAAACCTTTTCATACATTAGAAAACCACAGAGTAGGCGTTCGCTTTACAAGGAACTATGTTGATGATGGTATTAGTATGCTTAATGAAGTTAAAATGGCAAATAATTACAGTATGGCATTGGGGGTAGAGTATATGAAAAACTTTTCTCCTGACTATAATTGGAAAAAATTTAGAAGTGCATATGAAGATATTTGTCAAGAACATGATTTAGTATATACTGATACTGTGATATTCGGATTAGGAGACGATATCAGACATGCAGAATTTAATAGAGGTATTACAGGTAATTATAGAGTTTGTGTATCAGAGTGGTTAAAATGTTAAAATTACATACAGCAGTATTAATTGATTTAATATCACATAATAGTCTTGATCCAGAAATATATAATCAGGAAGCTCATTTTAAATGGTATTGTGAAGTTGCAGAATACTTAAAACATATTATAGAACTTACAAATATAGAAAATATTGTATATGCATCTTATGGTTCTAGAAATGAAACTACTGATATTTGTACAGATATTGTTTTTAAAAATACTGACATGTTTCCAAATCATTTAAACAAAGTTTCTGGATATAGTGAATATAGTCATGAGCAGTATTTTAATGACAAAAATATTTTACTGGTGGGCCACAGTTTTTACACTTGTATAGCTCAACGTGAACTAGGATTTAATAATTTATTAAAAAATCCTGCAATAGGTGGAGTATATTGTTCTCCACCATTAACAGGTTATTATGGTGTTGGACAAGGAGTAACACCAGAGTCTGAATTTGAAATTCATAAACAACCTATTAGTGTGGTAAAAGCAACTGATCGTGATTTTGAAGACGATTGGAGAGTCAGATGGGAAAGAAGGGAACTTGCTGATATTTACAGAGTTTTTAAGTGTGAACTTATAAATAGTTAGTTATATAAACTACACTACACAGGAGAAATAATGATAGTTAATTCACACAACGATTGGGATCCTTTGGAAGAGATCATCGTTGGACATGCCCACCACAGCAGAATTGCAACTGATATATCCGCAAGAAGTTTCAGTTACGCAAATTTTCCAAAAGAAGATGTTGAAAAATTAGAAGGCACTTATCCGCAATGGGTAATTGACGAAGCCAATGAAGATGCAGACGGACTCGCAAAAGCATTAGAAGATTTAGGTGTTATCGTACACCGCCCCAAAATTATAGATTGGGATAAAACGAACTATGACATAGGCCAAGGTTGGAATACTAAAGGCTGGTATAGTTGGTGCCCAAGAGATTTAATACTACCATTAGGTGATATGTTAATTGAAACACCTACTCCCGTAAGAGCAAGATATTTTGAAACACGATTATACGAAGACATTATGTATGAAGCATTTGAAGATGGTGCTTTATGGATGTCAGCACCAAAGCCAAAGTTACATGATGACATGTACACTTTTGAAGACATTGAAGACAAACCTACATTACTTAACCATGAAATATGTTTTGATGCACCAAATATAGTAAGAGTTGGAAAAGATTTATTATATCAAGTATCAAATTCAGGAAACATGAAAGGGTATCAGTGGTTAAAAAGATTAGTTGAACCAATGGGTTACAAGATGCATTACAGCGAATTATATAGTTTTGCACATTTTGATAGCACTATTGTACCACTAAGACCTGGTTTAGTATTAATGAACAGTAGCAGAGTTACACCAGATAATTGTCCAGAAATGTTTAAAAAATGGGATAAAATTTGGTTCGATGATTGTGTTGTGCAAGGAAGTAAACTTGCAGAGCAAGGCTATATGCCTCCATGCTCTCCTTATATTGGTATGAATTTACTAAGTGTAGATGAGAATACAGTAGTGTTAGACTCAGCACAAGAGCCTCTAATGAGGGAATTAGACAAGTATGGCATCAATAGTGTACCGGTACAATTTAGGCACTCTATGACGTTATCTGGCGGTATTCATTGTGCTACATTGGATCTTAGACGTAAAGGTACTTTAGAGAGTTATTGTGATTAAATACGGACATATTGATAACTATGGTATAACAAATGAACAAATGAGTTTATTAAACTTTGATGATTATTTTCAATGTTATCAACAGTACGATAAAATAGAGCAATATTATACTAAACATAATAGTAGTATATGGCAAATGTTTGAAACATCGCCACAATGGGTACATGATTTAGCATTAAAAATACCACAAGACTTTGATCATCATGTAGTAAGTGTTATTAATGTGGAACCTGGACAGACTATTCCACACCATGTTGATAAACATTTTAAACTAAAACAAGAACATGGTGAAGGAGAAAGTTATCGTTACCTTATATTTTTAGAAGATTGGAAACGTGGACACTATTATGAAGTACACGATCAACCCTTTGTCAAATGGAGAAGGGGAGATTGGGTAAAATTTGGAATAGATGACTGGCATCTGGCAGGTAATATGGGAGATGAGCCATTTTATTCAGCACAGATAACGGTTCTTAAAAATGCATAAAGGAACTGTCGATATAAGTCATATAACAGAGGAAATGTTGTATAGGCTAAAGTTTACAGAGCATACGCATACTGTTTATAGTGGCGGCTTTTGGAAAGACATGGGTGTAGCAGTACCAGATTATCCATATGAAGCACCTTGGGTATGGCAAGTATTTGAAGACGATTGTCCAAGTTGGGTACATAGTGTTTATGATAATTTTAGTGATTGGCTACATCATGGCATAGTTACAGTTAATAAATTAATGCCTGGTAGATTTATTGCACCACACGTTGATACTTTATACAAAATGAGACAAAAGGTTAAACGTGAAAAAATGAACACAGAAGGAATGGTTCCTGTTAGAGTAAATTTATTTTTACAAGATAGATTAATGGGACATTATATAGAAATAGAGAACGAAACTTGGTTAGATTATAAAAAAGGAGACTTTACTGTTATACGGCCAAATTTAGTTCATTCAGTAGCAAACTTTGGATATGAGCCAAGGTTTACAATGCAACTTACAGGATTTGCAAAAGAAGAGGATATAAAATGAGAATATTCATAACAGGAGCGGACGGTTTTATAGGTCAGCACATGGTTGAAAGACTTAAAGACAAACACGAACTAGAATTTTTAAAAGAAGATTTAAGAGAACACGCCAAAGTTGCTATGCAAATATCAACATTTGATCCCGAAATAATTGTACACTTGGCGGCTAGAACAGAAGTTGAGCAAAGTTTTTATGAGCAAATTACTTTTAGTGATATTAATTATACAGGTACTGTAAATCTAATTGAAGTTGCAAAGGATTTACCAAATTTAAAAAACTTTGTATTTGCTAGTACAATGGAAGTATATGGTTGGCAACCAATTAGCGACTTAATTAGAGACGGTAAAGAGGAAGGCATAATTGCATTTAATGAAGCAACACCTCCCAATCCAAATGCCCCCTATGCCGTTGCAAAGTATGGATGTGAAAAATACTTAGAGTATGCCCACAGAAGTTATGGACTACCTTTTACTGCTATTAGGCAAACTAATGCATACGGTAGAAAAGACAATGACTTCTTTGTAACAGAACAAATTATAACCCAAATGCTTAAAAATCCAGATGAGATAAATTTAGGATATGGAGAGCCATATAGGAATTTTATTTATATTGATGATTTATTAGATGCATGGGAAACTGTTATTACAAATCCAGATAAATGTCAAGGAGAAATATTTTGCATAGGTCCTGATAATGCAATTAAAATTAAGGACTATGTAAAACTTATTGCAGATAAATTAAATTGGGATGGTCATATAAATTGGAATACTAAACCAAAACGTCCTGGGGAAATTTATCTTCTTAATAGCACAAATCATAAAATTACAACCAGACTTGGTTGGTTTCCAAAAGTTGAGCTCAGTGATGGATTAGATAAAACTATTGCTGTTTGGAAAGATATTATAGAAAACGAAAAACCTCATAACTTACGAAAAAACTTCAGTAGAGGAAAATAATTTACTTGACAAAAAAATAATTTTTTGTTAAACTTAACTTTTTAGTAAGGAGAGTTCTATGGAAATTTATTTAATATCTTTAGGTTTTATAGCCGCAAATTCGTATTTCATGTTCAAAGCAGGGGAAAAAGCAGGAAAATTCACCGGAATGATAAGTATTGTTCAGTTCTTTAAGCAAAAAAACGTTCTTAAAGATAAAAATGATATACAAGGGTTTAAAAATTGGCCAATAGCAATACAGATGTTATATGCTAATCCAGACCCAGACATATTTGAAGACTAATACACATACATATGGCAAAACGTAAAAAACAAAGAAGTATTTATATCACTACTGAACCAGAGTGGAACGCTCTGAAACTTCTTACTGACCCTAAAGAGAGAAATACTGCATTTAGATCTTGTGAGTATTTTGTTAGGACAGAAATACCTAAGAAAACAATAATTGCTTCATGTAAAAAATGGATTAAAGAAGCATCAGGCTGGGATAAACAAGATATTAAAATTATCTTAGCAAATCCTGAATGGTCATTTTCAGCCGCAGGTACAAGCACATATATTTGGTATAAACTTGGATACATGTCTGAGAGTATCGAAAGTCATTATCACGAAAAAAGAAAAGTCGAATGGATTAAAAGAGGCAAAATAGCATTAAAAGAAAAGACACTTAAGAAAGAATCAAAGACTAAAAAAGTTATTAGTATCCAAGAAAGAATGAAAATGCAAGTTGAACAACTTTGTGCAGATTGGGAATACAAAATAGATTGTATGGTTGAGGAAGAATTTAATTTAAGTGATTTTGATCCTTATAAAGATATGATATCTTACCAACCTGAAGTAAAGGCCAATCATGCAAAATTAATAAAAGAAGATTTTGATAATGCATATCAAGAAGCATTAGAAGTAAAAGCATGGAAAGATCCTGATATAAAAGAAGGATATAGTCATTTTACGCCAAAACTTAGAAAAGACTTTGTTACATTTTTTGAAAAAATTAATACTGCATGTGATACAATAATTGAAACTAAAAAGTCTACAAGGAAAGCTCGTAAGCCTAGAGCAAGATCAAAAGATAGTATTATTAAAAAACTAAAATATCAAATTAATGATAGTGAGTTAGGAGTAGCAAGTATTCATCCTACAGAAATAGTTCATGCTAATGAAGTTTGGGTCTATAATACTAAAACAAGAAAGTTAGGTGTATATCATGCTATTACAAAAGACCCAAGAGCAATGAATAGACCAGGCTCAGGACTTATGGTTAAGGGAACTACTATACAGGATTTTGATCCTGATGCAAGTTTACAAAGAACTTTGCGTAAACCTAAAGAACAAATTAGTAATTGGACCGGAAAAGCAAAGACAAGGTTTGCAAAATCCTTTGATGAGCTTACTACTACTGCTATAAAAATGAATGGCAGAATAAACGAAAATACTATCATATTAAAGGCATTTTAATACGAATTTCGATAAATAGTAGTATGGCAATAGATAGTATAGGATTTAGTAGTAGAGAAGATCTCGTAAGAGAGTTACAACTTCGTTTGGCTGACGGCATAGTAGATGTTGAATTAGATAGAGAACACTACGATGTAGCAATAGATAAAGCATTAGCAATATATAGACAGTTAAGTGCTAACTCTGTAGAAGAAAGTGTAATTTTTATTGAAACAGTAGATGGGCAAACAGACTACACTTTACCAGATGAAGTAATGGAAGTTAGGCGTATATATCGTAGAGGTATAGGAACCAATAGTGGTGGCGGTACTAACTTTGATCCATTTGATGTTGCATTCAACAATATGTATATGCTACAAGCAGGACAGATAGGTGGACTTGCAGTATTTGATGCATTTGCACAATACAAAGAAACAATCGGTCGTGTTTTTGGTAGCGAATACAACTTCCTTTGGAATAGAAATACTAAAAATTTAAAAATTATGCGTAATATCAGGCACGAAGAAGATATTGCTGTAGGTGTTTATAATTTTATACCAGAAAGTATTTTATTAAAAGATGTAGGAGCCAGCCCTTGGTTAGCCGCATACTCATTAGCACAATCCAAACTTATGCTAGGTGAAGCAAGAAGTAAATATACTTCAGGACTACCTGGTGCCGGTGGAGCCGTTACACTTAATGGTGATGCTCTAAAGGCAGAAGGACAAGGGGAAGTAGAGTCATTAAAAGAAAGACTGCATAACTTTGAAGAAGGAAACACACCATTAGGATTTGTTATAGGGTAAGTAGTGAGTACTACACATCTATACGCAAAACACGACAATAACGCACACATAACAAACATTCATATACCTAAATGTGGCTCAACTAGCACTAGCAAGTTTTATGAAGATTGTATTGTATATGGTTACATGGAAGGAATTCATACACTAAATGCAAACGTACTTCATAGAGGTATCACTTTTACAGTTTTAAGAGAGCCATTTGAAAGATTTAAGTCTAATGTAAATTACTTTTTGAATGAAGAAACAAATGAATTTACTAGAGACCAAATTATTGACATTTCATTAACTTACACATATACTGATGAAGAAATGTCAAATGTTTTAGAATACAGTAGTAAAAATACAGAACCAGAAATAAATATAGTTTTACATAGTTTAAGTATTTTTAATTCGTTTTATAATGTTTTTGATGAAAATAAAAATTTAAAAGCAAAACATCTCTTAAACATAAAGAATTTAAAACAAGAGTTGGAAAATATATTACCAGATTGGGAATATAAATATTTTCCTCATACAAATAGAAGTAAAGGCGAAGATTTTGCCCTAACAGATGAGCAATTAGATAAATTTAATTATAAGTATAGAGAAGATATAGAATTTTATAAACAAACAGGATTTTAAATGATAATAGGTATAACAGGTTTTATAGGCAGTGGCAAAGATACAGTAGCCAATATGTTTGTAGAACGTGGTTGTGTCCATGATAGTTTCGCCGCTCCCCTAAAAGATTTATGTGCTAGTATTTTTGGTTGGGAAAGATCTATGTTAGAGGGCGATACAACTGAAAGCAGAGACTTCAGAGAAACACCAGATATGTTTTGGACTAAAAAACTGGGCGTACCTCATTTTACACCACGTTTAGCATTACAATTATTAGGAACAGAAGTACTTAGAAATCATTTTGACCAGGATATTTGGTTAAACAGTTTAGAATATCGCATAAGAAAACAAACACAAGACGCACCATGTACTGTTGTTAGTGATGCAAGATTTAGAAATGAACTAGATCTAATAAAAAATATGGGCGGTGTTGTAATTTGGGTACAACGTGGAGAGCTACCAGAATGGTTTCCAATAGCAAGTCAGGCTCATAATAATGTTGTAAGCAGAAAAATAATGGAAACAAAATACAGAGACGTACACGAAAGTGAATGGAATTGGGCAGGCTACCCAGTTGATTACATTATAGACAATAATGGAACCCTCGAAGACCTAGCCAAGCAAGTAGACGATATAAGAGATTGGAAAACAGGTGAGTTTAAGCAGACACTTAAATTAGTATAATACAGCCTAATACAGCCCAATACTCGTAAATACGCAAAAATACGCAATTCTGATAAATACTATTACTATATTATTAGTACTAATATAAATTTTTAGGAGAACATTATGGCAACATTAGTAAGCCCTGGTGTAAGTATAAGTGTATCAGACGAATCGTTTTATGCGGCCGCTGGTGCAGGTTCAGTACCATTAATTGTTATTGCAACTGCACAAGATAAGAAGGCTCCAGACGGAACATCTACTGCATCATATACCACATCAGCAACTGCTGGTAAGTTGTATCAAATCACTTCACAAAGAGAATTACTTCAGAACTTTGGTAATCCAGTCTTTAAAACAAGTGGTTCTACACCTTTACATGGCAGTGAACAGAATGAATATGGTTTAATGGCCGCTTACAGTTTCTTAGGTATCGCAAACAGAGCCTACGTACTGAGAGCAGACATCGACCTTAACGAACTTGATGCAAGTTCAACAGCACCTACAAAAGCACCAGCCAACGGAGCCTACTGGTTAGATTCAACTCTAACAAGTTGGGGTCTTAAAAGGTATGAGAGTAGTGCATGGGTGTTGAAAACAGTTAAAAAACCTGGTGCGTCAGAAGTTGACGGCAATGGTGATCCAAAAGCGGCTTTCGGCGTAACTGGAGAATTTTGCGTAACTTATTACACTAACACAGGTGCAACAAAGTCTACTATTGACTTTTATGAAAAAATAGCAAACGTATGGCGTAAAATTGGTTCATCAGCATGGTCAAGTGCAGTAGCCGGATCGGCAGGTGATTTCCAGTTTGCAAGTCATTTATCAATACCTACTACAAAGTCAGGTGGCGGTGGTTTAACTACAGGTGATATATTCCTTCAGGAAACAGCACCTAACAATGGTTCAAACATCGTTGTTAAAGAGTATTCAACAACTACGAGTGCATTTGCAATAGAAAATATTGTAATGGATGAACTCTCAAGTACTGTATATGCTAACCATTACGCATCACCAAAAGTTGGTGATTTATGGGCAGATGGCGGAACAGAAGCATCTTTAACATTAAAAAGACATAACGGAAGTGCAACATTATCAGTTGCAAGTTCAACTGCATTAGCAGACGGAATAAACTTCAGTACACATGCTGGTAAAGTTTCAATTAACATTAGCATAAACGGTGCATCAGATATTCCTGTAACATTTACAGGTTCAAATGTTAGTGCTGTTTCAGTTGATGAAATTGTTTCTAGTATTAATGGTGCAACAGGATTTAGTGCCACAACAGCAGTAGCAAGTAATGTTGCTGGTAAAGTAACAGTTACAACTTCAGATGGTAAAGATATTGGCTTTGCGGCAGGTAATGTTGCAGGATATGATTCCTCAGACATTAATATACCTGTAGGCACATACAGTAACTTTAAAGCATTAAGTTACGAAGCAAGTGATAATGCAATAACAGGTGCCGCTACAAACGGAACATTATGGTATGATAACAATGTTGCTAATACTAACATTGATATCTTATATCAAAATGCAGGAACATGGGCAACACTTTCCAAAGACGTACAGTTTGCGGCAAGTTCACCAACATTACAAAGTGATGGTTCAAGTAGTTTAGTAGACGGAGACCTTTGGATTGACAGTAGCGATTTAGAAAACTTCCCTAAAATCTACAAGAGAGCATCTTCGGCTTGGGTATTAGTTGATAATACTGACCAAGTTACTAGTGATGGTATCATATTTGCAGACTTTAGAGCAAGTTCAAGTGGTTCTTTAATTAGTACTGCTAACGGACTTCCTAATGCCGCATTATACCCAAGTGGTATGATAGCATGGAACAAAATGGCTTCAGTTGGTAACGTAAAACAATACGACGGCACATCAGGGTTATGGAAAGATCATTCAGGTAATAAGAATGATGGTTCACCTTACATGATGAGAAAAGCTCAACGTAAAGTTATTGTTACAGCACTACAGGCTCAACTTACAGCAAATCAAGAAATCCTTAACGAAACAAATAGATTTAATATTGTTTCTGCTCCAGGATATGTTGAATGTATAGATGAGATGTTGGCTTTAAGTGTTAATAGAAAAGATACAGTATTTTGTGTTGCAGACGCTCCAATGAGATTGTCAGCAGATGCTACAAGCACACAAAACTGGGCAACAAATGCCAATAATGCCGGAGAG